CTCGTTTAGATAAGTTACCACTAACGCACCCTGCAGTTCAATATGTTATTGATAGAAAGATTCCAAAAGATAAATGGAGTCTTTTGTATTTTGCGCCAAAGTTTAAAGCATTTGTTAATTCAGTAACACCAAAGTTTCAAGAACCAATTCAGGATGAACATCCTAGGATGGTTATTCCTTTCTTTACTCCAGCTGGTAAATGTTTTGCTTTCCAAGGTAGAGCATACGGTAAAGAAGAACCTAAGTATTATACTATTAAAGTTGATGAAACACAGGAGAAGATTTATGGACTCGATCGCTTGGATTATAGCAAACGTATATATGTTGTTGAAGGACCGCTTGATTCGTTATTTTTACCTAACGCAATCGCTGTATCAGGAGCAAGTTTTGACACTCCTACTATTCGTCGCTTGCTTGCTAATGCTACAATAGTAATGGATAATGAACCAAGAAGCAAAGAGATAACTAAGTTCCTTGAAAAGAATATTGAAGCAGGATATTCTGTTTGTATGTTTCCAGAATATATTGATCAAAAAGATATTAATGATATGGTTTTACATGGTAATATGAAGCCTGACGAGATTATTAATACCATAAATACAAATACCTTCTCTGGCATGGAAGCGAAATTAAAGTTTAGTAGTTGGAAAAAAATATAATAACGGAGTAAGTATGGCAGATATAGTGGGTGGCATTAACGTAGATTATTCACGTGATAGTTTATTTGACGAATTAGGTAAACTAAGATTAAAAGAAAGTTATATGAAGGATGATGAAGTGAGCCCACAAGAGAGATTCGCTTTTGTAAGTAAAACATTTGGAAGTAATCCAGAACATGCACAAAGACTATATGAATACAGCAGTAAACATTGGCTCTCTTATTCTACTCCCATTCTCAGTTTTGGTCGTAGTAAGCGTGGCATGCCTATATCATGTTTCCTTAATTATATTGAAGATACTGCAGAGGGACTAGTTGATAATTTATCTGAAACAAATTGGCTGTCAATGCTTGGGGGTGGTGTTGGTATTGGCTTTGGTATTCGTTCTGCTGACGATAAGAGTACTGGAGTTATGCCTCACCTCAAAATGTACGATGCTTCATCACTTGCATATCGTCAAGGGCGCACTCGTCGTGGAAGTTATGCTGCTTATCTTAGCATCGACCACCCAGACATTATCAACTTCTTAGAGATGCGTAAACCAACAGGCGACCAGAATATGCGTTGCTTGAATATGCATCATGGTATTAACATCCCAGATGCGTTTATGGAAATTATTGAGAAAGCAATGATAGATCCAAACTTTGATGACTCTTGGAAGCTAGTAGATCCTGCATCAAATGAAGTTCGTGAAACAGTTTCAGCCAAAGAACTATGGCAACGTATTCTTGAAATGCGCATGATGACTGGTGAACCATATATTCACTTCATTGATGAATCTAATCGTAAGATGCCTCAATGGTTAAAAGATAAGGGATTGAGTATTAATCAGTCTAATCTTTGTTCAGAAATTATTCTACCAACCAATGAAAAACGCACTGCTGTTTGTTGTTTGTCTTCATTGAATCTTGAACATTATGATGCTTGGAAAAATGAGCCACTGTTTCTCAAAGACGTTGCTGAGATGCTTGATAACGTGCTTCAATATTTTATTGACAACGCACCAAAAACTATTAAGCGTGCAATCTATTCAGCAAAACAAGAACGTAGTATTGGTATCGGTGCTTTAGGCTGGCATGCATACCTTCAAAGAAATAATTTGCCTTGGGAATCTCCAATGGCTATTGGTAGAAATAAGCAAATCTTTACGCATATTAGAGGTCAATTAGATGAAGCGAACAAACAATTGGGATTGGAGCGTGGTGAAGCTCCTGATGCAGTGGGTACTGGGAATAGGTTTAGTCATCTTATGGCTATTGCTCCCAATGCTTCTTCTTCCATTCTCATGGGCAATACTAGTCCTTCTATTGAACCTTATCGTGCCAATGCTTATCGCCAAGACACTCTATCGGGTTCTCACCTAAACAAGAACAGGTGGTTAGATGAAATTATCCAGAAAGAAGCAGTCAGTCATAAAGAGGGTTGGGCAGACGAAGTGTGGTCTAGCATTATTGCGAATGATGGTTCAGTTCAGCATATCGATTGGATGGACCAGTGGACAAAAGATGTTTTCAAAACTTCTATGGAAATCGACCAGCGTTGGGTCGTCCAACATGCCGCAGATCGGCAAGTATTTATAGATCAGGCGCAATCGTTGAATGTATTCTTTAGACCAGATAGTCACATTAAATATATTCATGCTGTGCATTTCCAAGCATGGAAGCAAGGATTGAAAACAATGTATTATTGCCGTAGCGATAAGATCGCCAAAGCAGATAAAGTATCAAAGCGTATAGAAAGAGAAGTCATTAAAGAAATTGACTTACACGCACTAACAGGAGATGCTGACACTTGTTTAGCATGCGAAGGATAAAAATGATCACAAAAACGAAAAACAATTTAACAGACCAACGCACTTATTTTAAACCATTCAACTACCCATGGGCATATGATGCGTGGTTGAAGCACGAACAAGCGCATTGGCTTCACTCAGAAGTACCAATGGCTGAAGACGTTAAAGACTGGAAAAAGAAACTAACCAATGAAGAAAAACAATTCCTCACGAACATCTTCCGATTCTTCACTCAAGGAGACATTGACGTTGCTGGCGGTTATGTTAATAATTATCTTCCTTATTTCCCTCAGCCTGAAATAAGAATGATGTTAATGGGTTTTGCT